TTAGTAGGCAACCAGTGCCAATTAGCAAAATGGGTAAACGCAACATCCGAAATCTCATTCGGTGCAACAGTCTTGCAACGGCCAACGGCATAAACAGTTTTGCCGAACCCATAGGCCATGCCGATCTCGACCAACGCTCCGCGCTGTTCCTCGTTGAAATCTTCCGCGTAGAACAGAACGAAATCTGCATCGCGGACATCTTCAAAGCAGAGATTCCAGAGCTTGTCTTTCTGGTTCAGAACGAAATCGCTGTCGTTGTCGAGATCAATCCAGCGAGCCTTGACGCCGAAACCTTCAGCACGCAGTGCCTGAAATTTCGAGTTGTGCCAAACCTTGCCAGCGGTATAGAATGTCTTTTTCATTTTTTCAGTCCTTATCTTGTTCATATATAATATATGGGGATTGCAAGGGTAAATTTCAAGGGGTAAATGAAAAAAAGATTTGAGTGTTTTCAATGGGTTGTCATTTTTATTTTCCAACGATTTCAATGGGTTAGCAGCCGCCGCCGGGGCCCCGCGAAAAATCCTGTGTTTTCAAAGGCTTAGTGGAGTGTGTCCGGCTAAGTCATTGATTAGTTTTGGATTTTTCTGCCATAATGCTTGACATGATAGCTTGCGAGAGCCAGCACGCGGTTGAGTCTCAGACGACGCCAGAACATCATCCGAAACCGCAAGCCGATAGGGATGGGGTGCTGACAAAGCCCGTTGATCTCAGCGATAAGTTGAAGCTTTGATTTTTCCATGCTTAGGCCTCCGCTTGTAAATCTTTTTTGAAGGGATGACCTGCGGGCGATTTGCCCGCAGGTTGCGCGCCACAGGGTTACGCGTCTTGAAGGTGTTTGATGAGGTCATTGATAGCCTCCTTTGTGGCCCCCATAAAACCATCGACCGAGAAGGGGGCGATCTCCTCAAGTTCGATCAAGAGTTCCTTTTTAGTCGGACCCATGACCTTCTTGGCCGCTGGCTTCGCAGACGCGACATAGACGCCTTCGCGGACCAGCTTGGAACGGACCGACCGCACCGACTTGTCGATGGACGCCGCGATATCTGCGACATCGACGCCATCCTGATATTGCTCGATGATGGTTGCAGTGAGTTCGGGGGTATAGTTAACAGCTTTTGCCATGATCATTTCTCCTGTGTCTGATCGTTTCAGTGATATATAGAATATAGGGATTGCAACCCTATTTTTCAAGGGGTCAGGGTGAGAAAAATTTTGCGTTGTTTAATTAAGTTTAGAAAATCTTTGCGCAAAAAACCCAATGAAATCAAATAGTTAGCGGCGCTGCCGGGGGCCGCCGAAAAAGTCAATGAAAACAAGGGGTTACGCTAGTCTGCCGGCGCAACCCCCTGTTTTTAAAGTGTAATTCCGTGCAATAGCATCAGCTGGATGCAAAGGATGGCGATGGGGACAATCGTCCGCACGATCTCAAGAAAATGCCAAAACATAACGCCTCCTAACATTCAGGGTCAAAGTCATGCCATTCCTGCGCCCAGTCTGGCTGGCCGTCAGGGCCATCCAGTTCCCAGTCGCATTCTTGACAGATGAGGATGTCGCCATCGGTTTCGTTGGCGATCCATTGGCAGTCGTCACAACCCTCCTGCCCGTGGGTTTCCCATTTTTTAGACATTAGCAGTCTCCTTTTTAACCTCGAAGAGTTCCCAGATTTGGGATTGAAAATCGCGCGGATTTTTGACGATCCGCAGTTTCTTTTTGCGACGAAGAACGCGAAGCAAAATCTGTGCCTCGATCCTAGTGTCATCAGCCGCTGTGTGCGCCTCGATAAAATCAGGCATCTGCATTTCAAAACGATAGACGTTTTGCGCGGTGGTAGACAGGAAGCGGCCTGATGCCGTGAGCGGTGCATCGTAGGCTTTGGGTGCGCTGTTGGCCCAGTTGCCCCAAATGTCCAGCAGATCGACCGAGTGGGTCAGGAACCGCTTGCCTGTCATCCGCTTGCTAGTCTCACCGAGAACGCGACAGTCAAAGCCAGCATTGTAAGCGCAAAGGATAATCCTGTAGCCTTGGCGTGCCAGCCATGAAAGGTGAGCGTTGAACAGACGGCGACCAGCCGCGAAGTTAGTCACGCGATGGATGCCGTGGCGTTGACGCTTGGCATATCCCGCGATTTTGTTGACGTAGTAAGGTTTTTCCTTAACGATAACATCCAGAAAATTCAGATCGCCCGAACCTAAGACGTTGCCGCGCTTGTCGATAGTAGTCCAGCCAAAGTCGAAGACAAGGCCATTGCGGAAAGATGTTTCGGTGTCCATTACGACGTAAGCGTTTTGTTTGATAGTCATGTGATCGTTCTCCGTTGTGTCTATATAATATGGGGATTGTTGCCCCAGATTTCAAGGGGTAGAGTGAAAAAAAGTTAGGGCATCAAACCCGCGAAAGCAAACCCGCCGACGACGACATTGACGAAAAGCAAAGCCTTATCGTCTCGTTCCAGCGCGTGAACAATCCAACAGACCGCCGCACCCAGCCCACACAAAAAAGCGAGGTGCAGCGGCAACCCAAGAGAGAGCGCGGCCATCTGTGCGATGACCAGCGCGGAACCAACAAGCCCAAACATTAGCTAACCCTTTCTTGGATTTTTGTGGGACAGATGACAGCGATGCCGAGCTTGCGGAGCGATGAACGAACCGAAGGGGCATCATCAAACATGACCTTGTTAGCCAGCTTGAATTGACGAAGATTGAAAAGCGAGCCAAGCTGTTTTGCCTTGAGCTTGCCGTCCGCTTCCATGTTGCCAGCGGGACGCGAAATGATCTTGTCAACGCAGAGACCGTTCTCGAAAAGAAATTCAAAATCCGCGAAGGTCATTGTGCGAGCTGTGCAGATCACGACGTAATCGCCAGCCTTGGTGCGCTTGCGGATTTGCTCGGCCAGAGGCAGGATGCGATCTTGCGCGATCTTGTCAGGCGTGGCGTTCTCAAACCAGTGTTCAAGATTAAGCGTGCCGTCAGGCTTGGTGGCCTGACGATGCGACGAGTCGATGACAGTGCCGTCAAGATCGAAGATGGAAATATTGCGGATCATTTGTAACCTCGTTATCTGTTATGTATCTTATATAAGCCTTGTGACCCTAAATTTCAAGAGCAGACAGTAGAAAATTTTTGCTTTTTTCAGACCATCAAGAAAAGAATTTTGCGCCTAAAATAGTGTTAAATATCAATGCCTTAGCCAAAACAGACTTGCTAACCTATTGAAAACAAAGGAAAAATCGGCGGGCCGCCGGGCCTGTTCACGTTTTGTTCCAGCTGGCGCGGGTCGGGGATTACATATCCCCGAAGATCTCCTCGAATGTTGTGGGAGCTGCGCCATCCTCAAAGATGGCGTCAAACTCCGCTTGCATCTCCTCGACCATCTCAGGCGGAAGCTTGTCAAACTCAGCTTCCAGTTCAGTCAGATCAAAGTCGTCGAATTTTTTGCCAGTCATGTTTAGTCCTCCCTACGAGCCAGCAGAACGCCGAACATTACAAAAACCAGAACGCCAATCGTGCAGGTCATGCCACCGATCAAGGCGACAGTGTTGTCAGGATTTTCGATCATGCCTGCGCCGAACAGCATCAGAAAAAAGCCAGCCAGACATTGCAGAGCGAAGAAGAATTTAACGAGCGTGTAACCAATGATGTTCATTTCGATGTCTCCCTATCAGGTTATATATAGAATATAAGGGTTCCTGCCCGTTAAATCAACCCCTAAAAAGAAAAAAATGCAAAATAATGCGTCAGTAATTTGACGCAATAATGTTGCGTAGTAGGGCGGTTATGTGGACTAATGTTGCGCGCACCTGTACAGCTTCACTCACAGAGCCTCGACCTGGTATTTTCTTAAAAACACCTTAATTCTTGACATCCCTTTAAGGGAGTACTATACTAGACTATAGTTTTAAATCGAGTTCAACTCGAATCCTAAAATTATTTTATGAGATAAAAATGGAAAAATATAAATACGGTCCACTTGTATATAATACTACTACAGATGAAGACGACTCTGGAAACTTTTATTGGAATGGGATGCCACCAGTAGGTTATGACTCAATGAAAATTCCTGTTGATCCTAACGGTAATCAGTGCTTGTCTTTTGAGTGTCCTCTTCACCCTAACCATACCCCTAAAAATTTTGAATACAATGAGTGGTTAGAAGATGAGTTACCAACAGTTGAAGCTTTTTCTGAGTGGTTTGAGGATAATTTTATTAACGTCGAAGAGATAGACATACTCTTTTATATTCTTAGATGGTATTCACTTCAAGGGGAAGGTCTTACTAATCTTTTAAGTAAGGCAGGAAAAAAATCAATTGATGAAATGATTGACTTAGCATGGCCAAACGCGCCAAAGTCGTGATTTTTTAGGAGATAGGCAGTGACTACCAGACGCACTCAAATTGTTGATGCTTTTAGATCACATTTAGAGGCGTTAAACTCTATTGAACAAGTGTTCAAGCGTTACAAGTATATGGATGAGATTAATGACTTTCCGTCCATCACTTTTGTTCCTCGCTTGGAGACACGAGATCAGCGTGGAGCAGGACAAAAGCTTGCTACTCTACAGATTGATCTTCGTCTATATGAGTATGATCGTGACATTGCCGAGCTTGATCTTCGCTTGAGAGAGGTGGAAGATCAGGTAGACACTTTCGCTGCCGCACAACGTGCGCTCGGAGTGGAGATTGCTCAAGTTGTGACTCTTGGGTCAGATGAGGGATTGATGAGGCCGTATCAAGTTGGAGACATGCAGATTTTAATTACATACGAGGTTGACATATGAGCAGTTGTTGCACTAGAAAAAGAAGCTTGAAAGACTATGCATTTTTGCCAATGGCTGTGTTAGGAGCTGTGTTCATGCTTGGAGCACTCTTAGCAGTTGAGATGGGCATTGCTTATGCACTAGGGTGGATATGATGAGTAATGATGTAACAATCAAAACATCTGTTGATGCGCTAAACCGAACGCTTGAGGCTCCGCCTCTTGACCCGGTTGTGCTTGCGCTTGCTAACGATTATCTCAGTGGTAAGGGCGTGGACGAAATCGCTGAAGAGTATGGACTTCCAGAGGACCGCGTAACCGCGGTCATTGAGAAGAAGGAAGTCAAATCTTACATCGATTCCGTTTTCGCCACACAGGGATATCTTAATCGTATTAAGCGCATCAATCTAATCAACTCGGTGATTGATCAAAAAATACAAGAGGCGGTGGAGACAGGCATCTACTCGAAAAAAGATCTTCTCGACTGGATGAAACATCTTCAAGAGGTAGAACAGTCGCTGAAGCCGAAAACGCAGGGACCTGCGGTAGCTGTGCAGATTAACAACTATGACAAACTAATGAAAGACCTTATGGAGTGACCTGTCGAGACTGTGTAACAAATTCACGCGGAGCTGTGATTAAACAGTGTGGACCATGTGAAGAAAGGTCAATTCGAGAACGTATAAGCTGGTGGCAAAGTGGTAAGGCAGCTTTACGTGAGACAGAGAAAAAAAATCGCGAGCGCTTCGCGCTACGTTGTCAACGATGGATGACGAGCCGCGCGATTTCGAAAAAAAATAAATGACAAACGTGTTTATATCTGCAATACTTATAATATCATTAATCGTAAATGACGTAGATCAATTAAGGCCGCGTCCAGCT